TAAGTTTGTAAATTATAAGTAATTCCTAACGCAGGATCTTGACAACTTGTACAATTTTCTGTAGTAGTGTAATTACTTTTAATTTCAACAAACCATATGTCAGTAAACGTAGAAATGTTTAGTTCTGTAGCATCTACTATAAAAATTTCTTTATTGTTAATTTGTTCTAATTTATAATTTAAATCAATACTTAATAAATCATCTTTAAAAGTATCAATGTTCCACAATTGAATAGAAGTTATTAAATTTCCAACATTAGTTTCAACATCAACTGCAATCTGTTGACCATTATTTAAAATTTCAAAGTTATTTATTATTATACTCATATATTTATATATAAAAAAAGCTGACTGCGTACAAATTAATGTTTGCAATCAGCTTTTTAAGTTAATTATTTATATTGTTATGCTACTGCTAAATTAGCTGGTACTGTAGCAAATGTATCAACTGCTGTTCTAATTGAAGTAAGAATAGCATTTGTGTTAGCATTGTTAGCTAAAGTATCTGCCGCTTTTTCTATTGCAATAGTTAAAACTTTATATTGACGTTCTACACCAACTGATGTATTTGGAACATAATGTTTAATATGAATAAGATTGTATATTCCTGTTTTAGAAGCATAAACTGGTGTAGTATCAAAGTTTGCTGGATAACCATAATCTCTTGATGGATCATATTTAAATCCTTTAAGAACATATTCTGCATTGGTAACCCATTTACCAGTTCCTGTACCAGGTTTTGGTGCAGTAATTTGAGTAGTAGTTAAAAGTCCAAGATTACCATTTTCACCATTTGTAGGTACATTTTCAAAAACTTTACCTTTTACAGTAAATTGTAATTTACGACCTGTATCTTTACCTAGTTTATTTATTTGAATTTTTTCAGTAATTAAAATCCCAGTACCATTTGCAACAGCTGTAAATTCATCTGCTCCACGATTTAATAGATTTTTATTTAAAGATAGTAAAACACCATCTCTAACAGTAGTTGCTGTATCAGAACCTAATACTTGACCTGTTACATAATATCCTTGAATAGTTGTAAAATTTTCAGGAGATAATTGATCTTCTAATCTAACTTCAACTTCATAAGTTCTTTTAGCTGCTACAACACCTGCTGTGTTGAAACCATCTATCTTATAAGAACCCGCTACTTCAGGAGAATAAGCACTAACAGTAACTTTATCTACATATTTAGGATCTACTTTATCGGAGAATTCAAATCCTCCAGGAATTCCGTCTGCTTTTTGCAACACATAGAAAGGTTTCTTAGCTGCAACGTTTGTACCATCTTTAGATAATACTTTTAATTCTTTGTCTGACGCTGATGCTATAAAAGTAGGTACAGTAGTTTCTGTTGCTACAGCATTTCCAATCATCATCTCACCAACCTGAAAAGGTGTAAACATAGTTTAATTTGTTTTAATTTATAATAATTTATTCATTGATTTGACTCATTTGAGCCTTTACTTGTAAGTTTTGAGATTTGTAATCAGCAGTAGCTAATAACACAGCTCTATCTAATATTTCTCTACAGATTTCTGTATTTAATTCACAAGGTGTTTCTGCAGAAATTCCGTCAATTGTTAAATTGTCTGATGGAAAAGCAGTATTTAAATTTGTAATAATAATTGGTTTTGGATATTTAACATATCTAATTTGATATTCTAATGAACCTGATACATTGTAAGGAGATACAATTTCAATAACTTTAGTATTGTTAACATTAGATAAATCTAATCTCCAAGCAATTTTTGAATTTGGTTTTTCAAAAGGATTATCTACTTGAATATTGTATTCGTCATAAGATATTGGTTTAATAGATAGTATTTTATTGTTAAAACAATCTTCAGAAGTTATTTTAGCTTTTTCATTAACTATTAAAAACAAATCGTTAGGTACAATATAAAATTTTGATTGTGAATCTATATTAAAAGAATTCGATATTGTATCTGATGTTTTATAATCTTTAACTAATTGATTTAAATCTCTACGTCTTTTTTCAGTAGCTTCAAAACCTTTTTGTTTACGATTACTTAAAGGATCGTAATAGTTTTTAACTAATTCTAATTGAGCTTTTGATAAATACACACTGAGTTCGTAATCATCAATAGATGGGGCACTCATAGACGCTATTGCATTATACGATATGTCAAATTGATTTCGGAACTCTAAATTAGTCATACTTATTTTTTATTAATTTTAGCTTCAATTAAAGACCTAACATCTTGGTTCTTCACATTATCTAAATATGCAATTGCATTATCAAATGTAGCAATTTCTCCAGAATTACAAAGATCTAAACCATCTATTGTTGAATATTTATTTGATTTTTTTAAAATAACACCTTTATCAATTCCTGTATTAATTAACATTTTCGTATAAAGAGTTTTATCATTCATTACGCTTACAAATTTAGCAGCTTCATTATCAATAAATTCTTCAACTTTATGTTGTAACCATTCTAATTTAACTTCTGGTGAAATAGGTTTATTTGTAAGTAATTTAAGAACACTAAGTAATTTATCTTTATCGTCTTCAATTTTACCATACATTTTAAATGCTTCTTTCTTAGCATCATATTTACCTTTAGATTCTAACATTTCCTCATTTTCTCTACATATTGCAAATTGATAAGTTTGTTTAGAATTACGACTTACCCAATTAGGAGAAATCTCATTCTTTAATGATTCTAAAATTTTATATGAAATATAATCCATTGGATTACTTAAATCTAATCTATTGTTAGCATCTTCTTTATGTAAAGCTACTCTAAAAGTATTCCAGAAATCACCATATACAGATAAATTTAAACCTGTAATAGATTCCAAATATTCTTTTTCGTCACTAGATAATATGTTCGCAATTGAACCGTTTCTCATAAGAGGTGTACAGAATTTACGAACTGCTTTAGATAATAAACCACCTGCTATAACGTGATTTTTATCTACGTTTGCAGCCATTCCTCTATTTCTATGAATATACCTAAGTACAACTATTTCTTGTGGTAATGTAAAATTACCTTTTAATGTTTTTTCCATTCTTCTTTTAATTTGTCTTCTTCCGAAAGATTTTTTAATTAGTTAAAAAGGGAGCTTTTACACTCCCTATTTATTTTAAACACTTGTGTGTCAGTAATTAGAATACTATTCTAATTGACTTAATTAGTTTAACAATGATGGGATTAAGCTTGCAGTTCTAGAAGCATCTTTAACTAATGAACCAACTCCTTCTACAAGCGCAGTCATTGTTGCAGAATCTTCCATCAATTGCATTGTTCCACCTCTACGACCTGTATAAGGATCTCTAATACCTGCCATATATCCACGTAATTCGTCAGAACCTCTAACTTTTACTTTTTGGATGTTTGGCTCTTCCATTGAACCGATGTAAAGGATGTCGTATCTGTAAGATTCAGCTACACCACCATCTGGATGAAGAATTTTATTACGAACTTTATCGTCATACATTGGATCAACTTCTAACATTACGTGAATGTTATTAGGAGCTCTGTATTCTGTAAATTGGAATCCTGCAGTAAATGCATTTGCGTGGAATTTAGAAGATACATTTTTAATAGCATTAGTATTTGAATTGTCAAATCCTAAAGAAGCCCATCCTGACGCAACTTCTGCTACAGCTCTATGGAATTGAGCAGCGCCTCTTTCACCTGTACGCAACATAAATTTACGTTCTGTCCAATCTAATTTACCTTCTGACAATTCAGATAGTAAATCTTCCAACATACGAATAGAAAATCTATTGTAATAAGTTGTATTTGAAACTTCCATTTGTTCACGAATTCCTGAACCAGCTTTAATTTCAATGTTAGCATTACCTTTGTTCAAGAAACGTCCATTTTCATCACGGTTAGTTTTACCAAACATAATTGTACGTGATTTAATACGTGACAATGCTTTTTCAAACTGCCAGTAAACTTCTTGCATCCAAGTTGTAGAACTATGAACTTTTCCTGTGTTAGGATCTCTTGTTTCAATACCTGCGTGATATACTGGTTGAATTTTACAGTCAATCATAGCACCTGAAACTTTATGTTCCATACGGATAGAAGTTACAGAGTTTCTCATTAAGAAAGGAGAGGTAAATTGAATACCGGCACCTTGGATAGATAACTCATCTTCAACAGGAGCACCCTCGATAGAGAATCTGCTTCCTGGTAAAAATTCATCACCTGGAATACCTAATAGAGATTCTTGACCACCCCATACTTCACAAGTATAAACATAATTAGAACCTTCTTCATAAGGATCTTCGATAATTCTCACTTGATATGTATCAGGTCTGTTACCTGCAATCAAATGCATTTTTGTAAACCATTTTTCAGCGAATACTAATTCAAATGTTGCTCTAGCAGCACCAACACCAGTAGTATTAGCATCTACAACAGCTCCATTGTATCTAGCTTCAACTAACGCAATGTTACGTTCATCTGAACCAACAACTTTCCATACAAAATCATCTGCGGTTGCTATAATTTTTTCAGGGAATAACGATAAGGTTGTATCCAAATTTTTCATTCCTGAATTTTGCAACAATACAGTTGTCAAAGGGGAAATCAATTGTGGTTGAGAACCAAACAATTGAGAGATGTGATTTTTTAAAGTAAGCCCAGACCAAGCTTGTGATTTGGTCATGATAAATTTACCTGCACTCATATTAATTTATTTGTTTTTTATAGTTACTTGTTAATTGCAGATATTTAACGTAACTTTTAAATATCTGTTTTATTATAAATTTAACACATGTCCAGAAAAATTACTGTATGTGTTAGCATCTTGTTGCCATAATGGTGTACCATTATCTTTTAACTTAGTTTGTCGTGCAATTTTTTCTAAATCTTTTACTGCACTTGATTTAGCATTTGTTGAAATTTTATTTAAATCTTTAAAACCATTCGTAAGTTCATAAAAATGATACATTCTAATTTCAAACTCTAAAGGATTTTCTCTACGCTCTTTCATAAATTTGTTTTCAAAAACTCCATCTGGAGATTTACCAACAATATCATTAATTGATTTATAAACTTTATCTTGTAAAGCTTTATTAGGTTTTAATCCTGAAATTAAATCTTTAGACTCATAAATGGTTTTTTTCATTTGTTCATCTAACTTAGCTTGATTAATTTTATCAGCTTCTAATTTTTCTTTATAAGAATTAGTTTCTCTTTCAATTTCACGAGATTTAAATTCTTTAAGACTTTGTAATGATTCTTCAGCATCTTCTAAAATAGCATCTTCTCCTAAATCAATTAAACGATTTAACATTCTATTAGCTTTTTTTTCATCTAAACCTTGATTAAGATAATCATCGTATATAATACGTTTAGCTAAATCAATATCGTTTTTTAAAACGTTTTCATCAATAGAATTTAAATCATTAATTTCTTTTTTAGCATTTCCTATTTTATTTAAATCTAAATTTGCTAAATAATCATTTAATCTTAACTCTGCTTGAATATCTAATTCTTTATTAAAAACGTTAGCAAAATCATCTGCAGATTTAATATCTTTTAAATCGATGTCGAGAGAAGGTAGCAAACCTTGTTCGTGAACAAAAGCAGCTAAAGAAGAATATAAGTTGGAAGAAGACTCGCTACCTTCACTACCCTCTTCAACATCTTCCTCGTCTACTTCCTCTGAACTATTGTTCTCAACGTGGTTATTATTTTCTAATGTAGTATCGTCTACATTTGTGTTATCATCATTTTCTTCTTGTTCGTCAGTATTGTCATCATCAGGTAATGCAAAGTTAAAATTTAACTCTTGATTTCCTTCAAATAAACCCATACCTAATTCATTATCGTCTTCCATTCGATTATTTATTATTGTTATATTTTATTCTAAGTGTACAAAGATAATATATTTTATAAGCGAATCCAACTAAAAATCAAAATATTTTTAGTTGTTTAAAATTCGCCCATAGCGTTTATGTTGTAGATTTTTTCTTAATTCTAGAAATTTGATTAGATTCTTTCTTTAATTCTACATTATCTTTATGTTTTAACATGTCATTATCTAACGATTTTAATTTAAGATTATAATCAGCTCTAGCTTTATTTACATCAAATTGAAATTTTTCTTGATCTAAAGGATTTCCAATACCATCATCTACAATTCCATCATTATTATTATCATTTCCTAACTCTGCAATATAACGTTTAGTTTCATTATCTCTTTGATTTTTTAAATCATCAAGTTGAAGTTTTTGTTGTTCTAATTCGTTAGCTGCATCATTAGCTTCTTGTTGTATTTTATTAGCTTCTTGTGCTTGTTGTTGTTGATTTTGTTGCATTTGTTCTTCAGCCATTTCTAACTTACGTCTCATATCCATTAATGATGGACTAAAGTAAATATCCATAATTGTAGTCATTGAACCACCATTTTGAATAAACGCTTGTGCATATTGTTTAATAGCTTGTTCAAGTTCTATAATCTTAGGAGTATTAGATACTAATAAACCATAATCAGATTCAGCAAAAGTTTCACCTTCCATATTAAGAATCTCAATAGTTTGGTCATCTAATATGTATTGTACTTTTTTATTCTCAACATCTTTTAATGCGATCTTAGCGGTTTCTAAAAATGCTTCTAGCACTCTAATTTTAACAGCTTCGTGTTGCATAAACCAATATTCCGTAATATGGCTTGATTGATTTACAGAACGTTCAACACCACCAACAGTTTCTCTATTGGAAATATTTCCTTCACGTTGTTTTGATACACCACAAAGTTCACTCATTTCCATTTTAATAAACTCAAGTAATTGTATGTGTTGTTGTATATAAGCACCAGTTTCCATATCAATAACAGATTGTCCTTGATTTTGCATATTACCTGCAAGTTTACCAGTAGACATCCCATGTTTACCTTCTTTAAATGAATCTACTACAGCAATTTTATTTACTACTGCAAAATGCATCCATTTTTCAATTTCCCAGTTAGCTGGAACTTGTGCTAAATCTAAACGCATTATTCGACCGTAATTAGAAGCAATAGCTTTATTAAGTCTATCAAACATTGCGTCATACATATATTGAAAGTTTTTAGCTCTATCTACTAAAGATATTGCTTTACCTTGATTTGTATTATATATTTGACCAATTACTCCTAAATGACCTCGTGATGGATTATTCGCTTTAACGTACTGAACTTGAAGAGGTCTCATTTTAAGATAAATATCTTTACCTAATTTAATACCTTCCCAACCTTCAGATACCCAAAAGTCTGTAGACTCTTCACCTAAATTTTTATCTACTCTATATTCTTCAGATTCAAATCTAAATTGTTCATCTCCGTAATCATCGTAGAATTTAATTTTTTTAACTTTACGTAATGATTTCCATCTAACTTTTAATTCTCTAATATTACCATTTTCATCAGTATAGTTAGTATTAAAATAATGACCATTTAATTCAGCCATTTGTGTCATACTATCAAACAATCCTGCAGAATCTGTACGATCTCTAAATAACGTATGATTATCATAATCTTCAGAATAAGTACCTTTACTTGACCTTGTTGTGTATTCTAATAAATAATCTATTTCTTCAGGTTTAAGTTCATCATAATATTCATCAACTAATTGATTAGGTGATTTATGATCTTCCATTATGATAATATCAGCATCTTCAAATCGATTAGAATTACCAGTTCTAACAGCGTGTACCTTTAACGGATTTAATTTTTCAAATGTAGGTTCTCCGTGAGATATATCTACTAAGTATATTTCTTCTGCAACAAGTAACGCATCTTTAAAACCCTCTGTAAATTTTTCAGCAAACTTTAATTCTTGCCAATAATGTCTAAGAATTTGATTAGCCATTTTTTCACGAAGGTCTTGCCAAGTATATTTCATATACTTACCTAACTCATCCATTTTTTGTTTTAACTCATCCTCTTGATAATTTTCTTCTAACATTTTACTAAGTTTTTCAAATAAGAATTTCTTCTTATCATCTTCTTTCTTAGTAATTGCATCGGGATTAGTTACAATAACAGACCAATCAAATCTACGTTTAATTTCTTCACCAACTAGTAAATCAATCTTAGGTACAATAATAGGAATATGTGGAATTTGTTGAGGTATATAACTAGCTTCTAAATGTTGTGGATTAACAACTTCTGTTAAATCTTGCATATCTAAAATACCATTATATAAATTATAATTGATAACTTTATTTTTAAATGTACGTCTAACTCCATCATCGTGATAAAACGAATGTTTATCACTGTAATCAATACAATCTTTTCTCCAGTCTTTATCTTTCTTATTATATGGTAATCTTTGTCGAGGTTGTTGAACTCGTAAATTTCTTACTTCCATTTATCTAAATTTATTTAACTTTACAATATACAACATTTTAATTTAAATTCAAAGTTATTTATCATATATTAATAGTGTATTTGTTTTCCGTTCATAGCGTTTGGTTTATTAAAATTTCTATTAAAAAATTTATCATTCGCTAGAGTTTCAACTTGTTTATCTTTATTAGCTATTGCAGATTGTGTTCGCTTATATCTATCTTCTCGAAGTATAAATAACATACCTGCAGCAGACACCCTATCAAAGTTACCATCTGAATTCCATTTAATACATTCTTCAATATAAGCTAAACCTCTAATAGTGTGTAATTTTAATTTACCAGGATTTTCTTCATCTTCTAAAGAAGTGTTCATCCAATCAGCTTGTAATTTTCTACCCCATTTATTTACTTCAGCATTAGCCATTGTACCTTTAGATGTATTACCATAACCCATATCTTTAGTCATTTGCATATCTTTAAGAATTTGAGGTGTATCACATAATCTAAATAAAGCATTCTTTTTATCAAAGTAACTAAATAAACCTTTTAAGTTTTTTTCATAATTAGCTACGGCATTATAAAACTCTAATAACCTTAATGATATTTCATAAGCTTCTTCAGCTAATCTAGGTCTTCCTGAAAACTCTGCAACAATTCTATCTGTAAATAAATCCATTACTTGTATTGAGAATAATGAAGTCCCGGAATCAGCATCAATAGGGTCAATTCCAGCTATATATCTACCGTGAGCTATTTCACCATTTGCGTTTTCTGAAGGCATTTCAAATATCTCTAAACACCCTTCACGATTTGCATTATCTTTATCATAACTTCGTAATGGAAACTTATCATTATTTAATCTCCATTTAAGTTTACCATCACCAGTTCTAACTAATTCTCCAACATAATGTTCAGCTAAGAAAGATTCTTTTTTAACCATTATGGATTCTAAATAATCTTTAAGATCTGATACTGGGAATACTGTTCCCTCAGTACGCATAATAGCTTCCTGTGGTGTAATAGGTTCTTCAGCTTTCTTTTGAGTAATTGCAGAAGGATCGGATGAATTATATTTAATTTTATATCTATTAGTAAGAATTTGCAATAAAGCTTTAATTATATCTGGCTCACCACATTCTTCATCATAACATCCATTACGATTTAAATAACCTCCCCAAAAGAATCCGCAATTAGTATCTCCTCTAGTATTTTTGTCAAACACGTTAGGAATACCATATATTTCATATGCTGCAGTATTATAAAATAGTTTTTCAGAACCTTCAAACGAACCCCCTTCAACACCACCTGTTCCACCTGCCAACATAAATCCAAATCCTACATCACCATCCTCTACCGCTTTTAAGTTTACGTTCCAAGCTTTTTCAAGATTAGGAAATAAACCATCTTCTTCATAATGAATAAGTGGTCCACGAATACCCCTCGCTTTATCTGGATTATCCTTTAATGATATTCCGTGTACAGAAGATAATAATCCTTGACGTACACCATATTCATCTTTAAATCCTAATTGTATTTCTAATGTACTTCCTGCTCTATCTACCGTTCTCATTCTAGGTAACGGTGTATGTTTTGCAATCCAGTCAAGAGTATCTACAACTTTACCCCATATACCTTTATCACCAGCTAAGAAAGTTTTTTCAGAAGCTAAGTGAAAATTAGGATTTCCTGTTCCAGGATATACGTACATATTACAAGGTGATATAGCTCCCATTTTAAATGAAAATCCAACACCCCTTGTTTTAAGAAGTTTACCGTGTGTACCACCATCCCTAGCTTGTTGCATATAATGATAAAACAAATAATCTCCTAACCAAGGTTTTGGAAATTTTTGTACACGTTCACCTTTTTGTTTTCTATCTGTACTTTCAGTTTTAACAATTTCAACTAACCATATTGGACTATAATTCCAATAGAAATATAATTGACCTGGAATCCACTCTCCATCACTTTCTCTAACTAGTCCATATTTCCATCTACGTTGTTCTTCTTTCCAAAACTCAGCATATGTTGATTTAGGATTAGGATTAGGTGTAAGATGTGTATATTTACCGTGTTTTTCAAAGAATAATGCACGTTCTCTAAAGAAATCCATATCTTCTAATATGTGAGGATTTGTTAAATCTACACTAATTCTACCATCATTATAAAATTTAGTTTCTCTAGGTTTATCTTTAGCATAACCACGGACTTCTTCTGGAGCTATCAATCTTTTAATAAACTCTACAGATGATAGAAAATCTATTAATTCTAACCAAACTTCCCTTGGAACTGAATTTTTAATTTCTTCAGTTAAGGGAGTTTGATAACTATTCATTTTATATAAAGTTTCTATTCCATCCATTCTGATTCATTTAATACTATAGCTTCAGTGCTTAGTATAATTTTAGCTACAGATACAGCATTAAGTAATGCACACCTAGTAACTTTAAGTGGGTCTATAATATTTTTATCAAACATATCTGTTAATACAGGAATTGCTAAAATATCACAGGGTGTATTTATTGCTTTTAAAATTTCTAATTCAATTGATGGACTATATAAACCTTTCATGGACTTTGCAAAATTCTGACCTGCAAAATACAAAGCCAATCCTCCACCTTGAACAATTCCTTCTTCTAATGCGCAAGCGACTGCTTTAACTGCATCATCATATCTATCAAAACGTTCTTTCATTTCAAGTTCCGATTTACCACCAACTTTTATAATAGATATTTTACCTTTTAGGTATTCAATTCTTTGTTTAATTAAATCTTTATCATATTCTGTTAATTCAGTATTTTTAAATAATTCATTTAAAACTTCTAATTTATCAGTAATATCAATATTATCATTTTTAACTAATATACTATTGTTTTTAGATATTTTACAAGATTGTAATTTACCAAGAACATCTGTGTTATAAGATTTAGTTAAATCTGTAATTAATGTACTTCCTGTAAAGTCACATAAGTCTTGTAATAGGTCTTTACGATGTTTAGAGAAGCCTGGTGACTTAATAACACATATAGGTAATGTTTGGGATAGAACAAAAGTTTCAAGCTTTCTAAGAGTTTGTTCGTGAATATCCTCAACAATTATTAATAATGAATTATTAGGTTGTTGTGTTAATTCTAATATACTTCTAAAGTTTTCTAATTTCTCTAACTTACCATCAATAATTAAAGTATTAACATTTGTAAATTCACAAATACCTTTGGATTGATTTGTGATAAAATGTTTAGAAAAATAACTTACTGGAAGTGACATTCCTG